GTTCTCAACATCCGATGGTGTGGGTTGCAGTGCGTTATTGGCATGGCAAGTGGCCGGTCAGGCTCTGGACTGTTCGATGACTGCGGGTATCTAATCGGCGTCCTGAATGGCTGCGCCGCCGACAGTAAGACGACCTTTTACGCCGGACTCAAGTCGATTCGCGAACTGTTCGCTAAGCTCAAACTCGAACACGCGATCAGGCCGAAAGAACTCAATCCGACCAGTTTCACCGAAGACTATCCGGTCCGCATCCTTGACTTCCACGCGACGTGGTGTCCTCCGTGCAAGACGATGCGTCCGAAAATCGCCGCCCTCCGCAAAGCCGGGTTTCCGATCGAGACTGTCGATATCGACCAAGATCCGACCACTGCCGCGAAGTACTCCGTCAAAGCGGTGCCGACAGTCGTGATCGTCGATCGTGGCGGCGCGGAACTGAAGCGGTTCCTTGGCGATCAAGACCCAGCCGACATTTCCGACGAATTCAATCGGCAACTCAAGAAGGAAAAGCCATCGCGGCCCGCGTCGAGTCCAGAGTCTCCGCGACCGCCTCCCGAATCTTCCGGTGAGAATCCCAAGCCGTGGGAGACGGTCGTCCGCATTCGAGTCATCGGGAACCGTACGACGGGGTTTGGGTCCGGCACCGTTATCGCGAGCACCGAATCGGAAGCCATCGTCGCGACGTGCGCCCACATCTTCAAACTGGACGGGCGTCCGCAAGTGGCCCCATCTGCCTTCCCGAAGAAAATCGCTGTCGACTGCTTCGATGGAATTCTGACCGGAACGAGCCCCGCAAAGGTAAAGTTCCAGGAAACGTTTTCCGCGACCGCGATTGACTACGACTTCAAGACCGACGTGGGGCTCATCCGGGTCAAGACGAATCGGCGGTTGCCGCATAGCCAGGTGGTTCCCAAGACGTGGGAACCGAAGGCGAAGATGAAGGTCTACGCCGTTGGGTGTCCCGAAGGACGTGACGCAACAGTTTGGGCCACAGTGATCCGCAATCCGAGAGCCAAGGGGATTCTTGTTGGTGATCCCGCGTATGAGGCGATCGAATGCGATGTAGCTCCGCTCGAGGGGCGATCGGGAGGCGGACTTTACACGACTAACGGCTACTTAACAGGCATCTGTAATTTCGCCGAGCCGCAAGGCAAACACGGGCTCTACGCGACACAGCACTCGATCTACGCAATCCTCGACCGGAATAACCTCCAAGCCTGCTACGCTCCCATTTCCGAGCCACGGGCGCTGACGCCTGAGCAATCAACGGAGATTGCAAGAGTCGACGCTGACCGCCCCATAGAAACGTCTAGTGACCTCGAGGCTCGTTGTCTGCAAATCTTCCGACGAATGGGAGGCAAGCAGGGGCCGCAAGGTCCGGCTGGCGCCGATGGGCAACCGGGAGCGACTGGTCCTCAGGGACTGGCAGGGAAGGACGGAAGGCCCGGTCGCGATGGACGCGACGGAACTGACGGAAAGCCTGGAAAAGACGGACGCGACGGCGTTGATGCTACGGGTGCTCCGGTCGATTTGACCGCGATCCTAAAGCGTCTCGACGCGTTAGAGGCCGAGAATAAACTTCCGACCAAGCTTATGGTGAAGGTGCCTGGCGGCAAGACGGCTTCGCACTTCTTTTTTCCGCCAGGTGTCGACAAGGCAGCGAGCCCGAGGGATGGCAACGGGGAATATTTATTCCGGAATGCGATCGGAATAGACATGTCTGATTTTTCTGTGCCGCGCAAGGCACCATCGACCAAGTGAGGGGACTGACATGGCCGACGACACTTCTACACCAGTCCCGATAACTACCACATCCGAGGTATCCATGCCTGCATATCCGTGGCCCGCTCTTGACTCCGTTGTCGGAGCAGCCGAACAAGCATTCAGTGAGCGACAGGGCGCGCTTGGGCAATCCCTTATTCGTCAGAATGAGGGGGCCGCAGTCCTCGTTGAGCAGATGCGACAGTCGTTCTCGGTGCTCAATCAGAACTCCACCGCTGTGATCGTCCAGGCCCTCAACGGCTCGGACCCGGCTCTCCAGGCCCAGATTCTTGCGGCGCGTGCGGTCCAGGCTCAGCCGAACACGACTGGGCAGTTGGTCAGTAACGCCCCTCAACCCGCCGCCCACTGAGTAACAGCCGATGCCGCCCGAAGTTCACCCGAGCCTAGTTGATCGACACGACCTGTCTTTCTTCTCGGACCTCCAGGATCAGCGGGCGGTATTGGCGGAAGCTCGCCGTCAAACCAAAGAGGGGATCAGCCAAATGATGGGATCGTTAGCCACGCCCGGCAAACCAAGTTCGGCTACTGGGCGACCAGCGATCGATACAGAGGTGGAGACCGACGACATGGCGATCATCAACAGATCGCCGACCACCAATATTACGAACAACTATGGCGGCGGACTGCCGGCATGGTTCTGGGCACTTCTTGCGGCTGCTGTTCTCGTGGCCGCTCTTATAGCTGGCGTGTTCTGGCTCCTCTCTCATTCTGTCCCCTCCCAGAATGTGCCAGACACGCCAGCGATTCAATCGTCTGGAAGCGATTACGGGGTCGGATTCTTCGACAATTAAAGGTGTGTCCAGTGAAACTATCAGATCATGCGCATAACACGCTTCATTGCCTCATCACAATGACGGCTCTCGCTCTTACGGCAATGTTCAGCGTCAGCCGAATCTGGCCGTCTAACTGCCCATGCGGCGTCGACTGTAAGTGCTCGAACGCGTGCGCGAAAGCCTGCGAGTCCGGCAAGTGACCGAACTATTCATCGCGGCGATACTACTGCTTCCGTTCTGGCTACCGCTCTTGGTAGCCGGGTGGATGCTAATCCGAAAACTCATCTCTGCATAACCGGAGTCAAAGAATGGCCGCGATCCAGACAGTCGGAGCATGGCTGCTCGCGCATAAAAGCGAAATCGTGGCCTTTTTGGCTGCCGGTGCGCTCGCTGTAACGCCTGAGAAGTACATGCCGATCGCGCAGGCAGTGGCTGGAGTATTCGCCGCCGGTGCGTATGCCAAACATCAGACGAAGGCTGCCGCGAATCACGTGATCGAGAATACGGGCTCATGATGGCGCAACTCGGCGAAAGAGCTACGACCATCGCGGTCGCTAGTACGGTCGTCTCGAGCGTGCCGGCCCTCGCCGCGCCTTCAGGATGGTCTACGGTCTGCTTGGTGCTTTCGATCGTGTCAAGCGCGGCTGCGATTCTTGCAGTCCGATACGAGAAATCGGCCGCCGCTGATCGGCATAAACGAGTGGCAGACGCGCAAGCAGACATGCAGATCTGGGCGATAGAGCAGCATAAGTCGCTCCAGTTGTCGCTTGCTAAAATCGAACTTAACCAGAAGATTCTGGGCGGACGATTCGAGCGACTGATTGAGAAGGCGAATCCCGATGAGCAGCGTGCAGATTCCGTATGAATTGTGGGTTTTTTCGTCCTTGGCGGCGGCTGCGCTGGCCGTCGCCGGGATGGGTGCCGTTTGGGCTTTACGGGAGGGTCGGAAGTGAATGAAGCAACAAGTGAACCATCTGGAGACAGCCAGACATAACTAAGAGGATGACGTGCGAGCAAATCCTGATCGACAAGCAAGGCTGGCGGCGGAACGACTTATCAAAGGGGGGTTCCCTTTAACGGATGAGCAACGCCAGGCCGTCGTGGAGTGCCTGTACGGCATCGTGAAAAGCAACGCCGAGAACCGCGACAAGACTCGCGCAAGCGGCGTGCTGATTGCTGCCGAGCGGACCAATTTGGAGAAGGCGAAACTGCACATCGAACTTGGGAGCGAAGAGGCAGCGAGCACCGGCGAAATCACGCACGAAGAAGCCCTGTACCTTAACGAAGTTCTCCTGAGAGCACGAGTTGATTATGCCAGATCACGATCTGGGCGCATTGTTCCAGACGCTATCGAGCATACATCGGGCGATCGGGGAGAATCGCCCGACGAGCCTTGAGGAACTCGAACTTTGGGATTGGTATGGCGGCGTCTGCCCATGCGGCCTAGAGCCTGGCGACTGCACGATCCACAAGAGAGCCCGCACGAATCAGCGTCCCCCAGAGGGGGACTGGACTAAGTGGTTGTGCATGGCGGGACGAGGTTTTGGTAAAACGCGGGTCGGGGCCGAGTGGGTTAAATCTCTGGTCCATACCGGGCGCTTTCCACGAATAGCGCTTGTTGCTGCGACGGCGGCAGACGTCAGGGACGTCATGGTTCAAGGCGAATCGGGGATATTGGAAATGTCCCCGCCGTGGTGCAAGCCATTCTACCAGCCATCTCTCCGTAAACTCACGTGGCCGAACGGAACGACCGCTTTCACTTATTCCGCAGACGAGCCTGACCGTTTTCGAGGGCCTCAGCACCACGCAGCCTGGTGTGACGAGCCGGCGGCGTGGCGACGAGCCGAGCGAACGGTAGACATGCTCATGCTCGGGTTGCGTCTTGGCAGTCGACCGATGGTTCTTTTCACGACAACCCCCCGTCCGACGAAACTCATTAAAGAGTTGTACGAAAGCCCGAAGGTTGTCGTCACTCGCGGGACAACATACGACAATCGCCCGCATCTCGCGCCAGCGTTCTACGACGAAATCATAACAAAATATGAGGGAACGCGGCTCGGCGAGCAAGAACTGAACGCCGAAATTCTGGAACTCACGGAAGGCGCGTGGTTCCCGACATTCAGCAAGACGAAGCATGTCAGCCCAGAAGCCGAATACAAGCGAGGCTTGCCGGCTCGGGTCGCGATTGACGCTGGCATTTCGCGGTACACGGGCGCGGTCATGTTTCAGATCGTCCCTCACTACGACGGACTGCCTGCGGTCCACGTTTTCGCGGATTATCTCGGACTCGATAAGGTATCCGCCGATAACGCGAAAGAAATTCGGGACATCTGCATTGATCGCACTGGCGTTCCTCCCGAAGTCGTTCGGCTCGATCCTTACGGCGCCAACGCACGCACATCAATCGGTCCGACAGCTTACAGCGAGTACGAAGCGGTCTTCGGAGGCCGAATCACTGGTCGCTGGCCTGGACACTCAGTTGTCGATGGGCTGGATCAAATCGAGATCATGCTTGGCACTCAGGGCAAAGAGCCGCGCATCCTGATTCACCCGCGATGCGAAGGACTGATCGAGGCGTTCAAGAACTACCGGCGCAAGGAAGACAACGGCGAGTTTCTGGATGAGCCGGTAGATCCCCAGCACAGCGCGGAAGACTACATGGACGCGCTTCGCGGTGGAATCCGGGATGCATTCCCAGAGGGACGAAAGCAGCAGGCCGATCTGCGGGAATCCAAAGTCGGCGACCTCTACTGAGCCAACCCATGAAAGCATTCATCGCCCGTCATTGGCTCACGATCCTTTACCTCTTCATTATCGCGTTAGCGTTACCGTTCATTCTCCCTGGACCAATCCAGCAATGTCACGACGCACTTATAGAAAGCCGTTAGTTGCCGCCGTCTTGCTCGGCTGCTTCTGGTCGCTGCTGGTTCTCGTGGGAGTTGGAATTGGCTCTTGGGGAACCGGAAGCAGGCTTAACCGGACGATCGCCGACCAACGTCAAGAGATCACTGCCCGCGCTGAGGACCGGTCCAAACTGATCGCGTCGGCGAACAAGTATATCGAAGGGCTCTCAGTAGAGATCGCGATCCGGGAAATGCGACTCAACGATGCGAACGCGGCGATCAAGAGGTTGCAGTCGCAGTTGGAGTTTTCACTGAACAAGTTCAGGGCTTCTCTTTAAAGGAATGATGATGAATCAAGCAGTTCCGTTCCCGTTTAGTGGAGTGAACGGCAATCTAATTCAGTCGCTACCGAATTCTCTTCCCGAAGCAGCGATTACGCGAGCGACAAGGCGGTTCGACGACGCAATAACGCGAATCGAATCGGGGTTATCCTCCCTGGAAGTTCGCCTCCAGCCAGTAACGATACATCCATTCCAAAAGGCATGCAGCGCAAATGTCGCCCCAATGCCGGCGCCTCCAGAATGCCCACTGTCTGAGAGCATGAATTCGCTTAGCAGTCGGCTATTCCAAGTCGACGACCGACTCATTGATATTCTCCAACGCCTGGGGCTCGACTGAGTAGATGGCTCGCAAAAAAGGACAGTACCGCGCGGGCGAAGGAACGGGTCCGGAGGTCGCCGCTGCGCTGACGCAAGACGCCAAGGGCGACACGGAAGCACCCGGCAAGGAAATCGTCAAACGCCGCCACCTGGACTTCAGCGAGAACGAACTTCACTGGCGATGGCTGCTTGACTCGTACGAGGGCGGTCCACGCTATCGCAACGCAACATACGGCCCTGACCGCAAGGGCTGGCCGGTCCGCAACCTGATTCGCCATCGCGGCGAGTACCCTGATCCAAAGCAGTTCCCGGCGTCGAATCAGAACTGGGGCGTCACGCAGGTCGGAATGGATCAGGCGTTAGTCGGTGTCGATGTCGGCCAATACCCGGGAATGCTCGGCGCAGATCCAGCCGCAACCGCTCTCGACGACGACTATGAATTCCGTCGCGCCAGAACGCAACCGCCCGAGTTTGTCCGCGAGACAGTAGAGATCCACCTATCAAAAATCTACAAACAAGAAGTGACTCGCAAGGCGTCTGCTAATTTGACCGAGTGGTGGAAAGATGTGGATGGACGCGGGACGGTCATGGACGACTGGATGCGAGAGACGGTCGCGCCTCTCATCCTGGTTCTTGGATGCCTGGATGTCTGCCTTGACCATCCGCGAGCGCCGGCCGGCCGAAAGATCACGAACCGGGCGGAAGAGAAGGCTGCTGGACTTGACCGTTGCGTAGCATCCTACATCTTGCCGGAAAACATGGTTTGGTGGGAAGAAGATGACGCGTACCGATACGTTGAATGCTTGGTTCGCGAGTACGTTCATCCGTCAAAGCGGCGAGACTTCGACGCTAAAGGCCGCAAGATAGACCCGGACTCGAAAGGCCCCGACGGAATCAAGTGGTGTCGTGATTATGTGAGGCTGCGGCATTGGACCGCAACAGAATCCACCCTATACAACTATGAGGGTGACGAGATTCTGGAGCAAATCCCGAATCCTTACGGCCGCATACCGATCATTCGGATAGCGCCGCACCGCAAACACCGCTCGCCGATGATTGGCACTCCGTTCTACGAATATATCGCAGGGCAGCAACGCGAAGCGTACAACCGCGAATCCGAATTGGTCGTAAGTGACACTATCCAGTCCGCGCCTCTTCTCTCTGGCCCGGAGGATTACTGCAAGGGCGACAACACTGTCAAGGTTGGCGCAAACAAGATCCTTCCCAAGAAGAAGAATCCCGAAACTGGCACTTACGAAGGCTGGGAATACACGTCCCCGCCGAAAGACCCGGCGGAATCACTGCGGCAGAACCTCGCAAACATCCGGGACCAAGTAGACCGGCGCGCCGCACTTACAAAGCCAGCGGGTGCCGCAGAAGGTCGTCTCGGCGGATCAGTTGGCCAGTCCGGCATCTCGAAGCAACTCGACGCAGTGCAAGGCAACGACGTCTTGAGCAATATCGCCAAGATTTTGGCCAAGGCTGAAAAGTTTATCGCTGAATACGCGACGATGGTGCTCGACAACGAGCCGCCTGAGCGGGCCGAGTTGGACGAAATCAAGGTCGGTTACCCGACAACCTTCGAGTTGTTCTCTGCTGACGAGATCCTGGCAGCCGCAGTTCAGTTCCAGATGGTTCTCAGTCAAGCGGGCAATTCTCCCGCAATCGAGTTCGCGATTCTGTCCGCCACGGTCCGCAAGATGATTCCCGGACTCGAAGACCTGGCGTACGAGGAAATGGATAAAGAGATCAAGGAGTTCCTTGCAACCAAGGCGACCATCAAGGCCCAAGAGCAAGAATTCCGCGTCGCGTCCATGCAAGACGCCTCGGATGCTCTGGCTGGCGACGGATCAAAGTCGGAAGGCGCCGAAGAGAGTCAAGGCGGACAGTCGGCAGGCACGCAAGTCTCTGGGCAGATCATGGGGGCTCGATAGTGATGACGACCATCGAAGCAAAGCAGTTAACCGCTGCCGCGATCATCTTCGGTGGGGTGTTCGCTATCATCTTCGATCTCGTCATGATCCGCCTGTTTGGCGCTCAGGCATCCATTTCCTGTGTCGCGTCTGCCGGGTTTCGATATAGCTCGTTCGGATTCGCGATGTTTCTGTTCGGGCTCGGCATGCTGGTCGGGCATCTTTTCCCATCGAGTTGAGAGGGGATTCGTGAAGGCATGAAAATAAAATCTCCGTTGTACATTGTGACAACGGTATTCAATCCGCGACGATTTCAGTCGAGACTGCGACTGTACTATGACTTCGCCAAATGGGTTGAAGACTCTGGCGTCAAACTTCTGACCGTGGAAGTCACGTTTGGAGAACGCGAGCACAGCGTAACCACGAACGAAGATCCCTGGCATCTCCGTCTCTTTACGCGGCATGAACTCTGGCACAAAGAGCGGGCTCTGAATTTAGGTCTCCAGCGACTCTCGATGCTCGCTCCCGATTGGCGATACGTCGCGTGGATGGACGCCGACGTGAGGTTGGCTCGGACAGATTGGGCCACGGAAGCCGTTCATCTCTTGCAACATTACGCCGTCCTACAGATGTTCGGCGAAGCCAGGTGTCTTGGACCAAATCACGAGAATGCGTTCACGTGTCGCTCTATCGGCAAGACGATAGCGGAATATGGCCTTGAAGGGTGGGCCGGGAACCCCGGGGTCACCACGCAAAACCAGAATCCATATCTCAGGCAGGGACACCCTGGACTTGCATGGGCTTTCCGCCGCGACGAACTGAACGACATTGGTGGCTGGCTCGATGTTTGCGTAAACGGTTCTGGCGACTTGCACATGGCCGCGTGCTATGCCGGCGACTGGTCACTTGTCACATCCCCGAATAGTTCGCCTGGATACCGTGGCGCGATGCGGCGTTATGCCGGACTTTGCGACAGGTACGTGAGACGCAATATCAGTTTCATGCCGGGCGCGATCGATCATTACTGGCACGGACGTTCGCACGAACGCGGCTACCAAGAGCGATGGAAGATGATCGATAAATACAAATTTGATCCGACGACAGACCTCGTGAACGACATGCAGGGGTTGCACAAGTGGAACCTCGGCGATCAGAGAGTCAGGGCGTTGGCAACCGAAACGCGGATCTCTCTATCAAAGAGAAATGAGGATGTCAATGAACTGTGACCAAGCAAACGCGGTTAAGCCGCAAGTTGCGTCCCGATTCACGGTAGAGTCCGTCAAGACATACGTGAACGACAACCTTGAAATTGCCGCGAACGTCGCATTCGTTGCTGATCCGAATACTGATCCAAACGGCCTCGTCTGGCCAGGAAATGCAGCCGGCAACTTTGGGCTATGGAGCATCCACCCGTCCCTCGCAGCGCAGTTTACTCCGGGGGACACTTACGAGCTAGTTCTGACGAAAGTGCGGTAAGTATGGCTGGCGACATCTCCAACATCGACCCCAACAAAGTCGTGCAAGCCGTCATTGCCAAGATGGCGGCTCGGATCGATTACGCCAAGTCGCCGGCTGCCGGATTTGGCACGGGCGCGAACGCGCTGGCGATCTACGAGTTCTCAGCCTTTAAGACGCCAGAGGCGTTCTGTCAAGCCGAGTCGTCGGAATACCGGCTCTGCCAAGAACTGCTTGCCGCCGGGCAAGCCTGACCTCGAATCAAACTCCGTAGCCGTCCGTAGCGGCGGCGAAACTCAACCGAACCCCAGAGGATTGAATGTCGACTGAAGCCAGCCCGGCCGCAACCGCAGACGCCCTGAATGCGATGAATCCAGGAATCGCGAGTCCGCCAGCATCGCCGCCTACTCCCGCACCCGTGCAGCCCGCTCCGCAACAGCCAGTCGCGCAGCCGATCGGCAACCTGGCACCGGCACCGCAGGCGGCCGTCGCGCCGCCAACCCCGCAAGCCGTAACGATCAGCATGGATCAACTCCAGGCGTTCACGGCGATGCAGACGCGGCTTACCAGGATCGAAGAAGAGCAGGCCAGAACCGAGCAGGCTAAGAAGCACGCTGAGGCTCTAATCCTCTCTCAGAGGGGCGAGCACGAGAACGCACTGCGGATGGCCAGGGAAACCGCCGAAGCGGCCCTCAACGCCGCGCGAGCAGAAAACACCGCCACTCAGGAGCGAGCGAAGCGTTACGCTCTCGACGGAGCCTTAGCGGTTGCATTGACTGGGCACAGCCTTGTTCCTGGCGGCGCCGAACAGATCACCAGACTCATCCGCGATGAGTTTGTGGTCGAGCCGCATGGCAACTCGTTTAACGTGAGGACGCAGGATTTCAAGTCGGTCGGCGACTACATCGCATCGATGCTCTCGCAACCGACAAACCAGCACTGGCTTCTGCCCAAGAATCCATCCGGCGGCGTCGGCGTGAATCAGGGTACTGCTCTCGCCGCACCCGTGACTCCACCACCAACCAAGCCGGACCATCCACTTGAAGCGTCCAATCTCGGGCAGGCAATCGTCTTTCAGGCAAAGTACGGCGACAAACCGCAAGGGCATGTGGGCGCTCCCATGCTGATGGGCGGATCGTCGCTCGCTCCAGACGGTAGCCGCGTCGCGCTTCCCTCTCCGGGGATCGGCGGGTTCGCATCACCTTCCGTGATGTTCAGAGACGCGAAGTAATTCGATTCACTTCTGTTCTGCAAGCATCTCCTTTATAGCCCTTTCGGGCCAGCCGGCCGTCCCCTTGCGCTGGGGCGAGAACCGCGAATAGCGTCCCAGGTCTAGCAACGTGCCAAATTACCTTAACGGGTTTCTCGGAACCCAGCAGGCCGGCGTCGAAGCACGGAATGACGTTACGGTGTTCATCAAGAACTGGTGGGCGAACCGTAACCCGCTCGTGACTCGTCTGCCATACGTTCCGGTCGAGCGAGTCGACTTCGTCAGTTACAACCACCCGTACCGGAACATCTCCGGCACGATCGGTGGGGCGATTTCCAGCACGGGCACGACTGCTTTCGTCGTGAACGACACGTCGTCCATCCAGGCTGGGGACATCCTTCAGTTCATCGATAGCGCGACGGGCAACTCGGAATACGTGTGGGTCAACGGCGATCCATCGTCTTCGACCGGCATTAACGTGGTTCGTGGAACTGCGGGTACAAGCGCTCTGAGTTCGATCACGAACGGTTCGCCGTTCTATACGATTGGCAATAGCCGAAACGGCGCGGCGGTCAACCAGACCGGACTGAGCACGATCGGCACCGCTTCGACGAACTACTGCCAGACCTTCCAGTTCGGTGTGCAGGTCGGTGGGTCGGCTCAGTCGACAACGGCGCAGGTCATGCCTGGCGGCGTTCAGACCCCGTTCAGTTTCAATCAGACGATCCAACTCCAGAACATGGTCGACTCGATCGAGACGACTCTGTACTACGGGCTTGGACAGGCTCCGAACGATTCGACCGGTGTCACGGCGAAGTGCGCTGGGCTCAAGTCGCTGCTTGTCACGAACAACACTACCGTGCCGACGAACCTTTCGTCTTATGCGTCGTCGGACTTGATTCGCGACACGCTCCAGGCGTGCCGAACCGGCGGTGGCGAGCCTGACATCTTGGTGGTTTCGACCAACTGGATGTCGGCGTTCTCGATCTGGGGACAAGCGGTCCAGCGGCTTTCGGCTGGCGAGACCGAGTTTGGCACCCCGATCAAGATCATCAAGGCGCCGTTCCTTGATGACGTGACGATCATCGAGGCGCCCCTCTTGCGGCCGTTCTCCGCAATCGCGCTCACGTCGAGCGAGGTGTATATCCGCAACAAGCGGAACCCGTTCTGGCAACAGCGTGGGATTCGCGGCGACATGTGGGAAGGCGACTGGATCTCGGAGCTTGGCCTTCAGGTCGTCAATGAGTCGCATCACGCGTGGCTCGAGGGTGTGACAGCGTTCTCTGCCAACTAATCGCTAGTCGCCCAGGCGGCGACATAGTAACGGCCGCGCCCGGACAACCACGGGCGCGGCCAGCCTACTCCAATCCATCGGAATCACTTCATGCCTCTCTGGACCGCATTCGCGCCACTGAACACAGTTCAGCCCGGACAACCGATCCGCCCTACGAATATGAAGAAGGGCGCCTGGAAGCCGGAGCACCCAGATCGTTACGTGATCTACCAGTTCGACGCGCCAGACGACGTGGCGGCGAACGCGATGCTGGCGAAGATGAAGCGCGAAGGGTTTCCCGAGCCAGAGCAGGCACAGCCAGAAACACCGTCGATGCCGGCCGCGCCGCCGCCAAAATTGTGGCGGTTTCGTGGCGCCCCTCACTACCTTGACCAGCAAGGACCACGGGTCAACTCGCCTCCGGTAGAGATGCACAAGGCTCGAACGTGCAGGGAACTTCATGCCCCGGCCACCATCATCGGGCAGTTATGCGATCGATACCACTCACTGCGAAAAGGTGAACACGGCATCCCGGTAATCGACCATCTCACGTCGCAACAATTTTACGCATCTTTGGCAACCATCGAAGTCGCAGTAGCAAAACTTCACGGCATCGCAGCCGCGTCAGCCCAGATGTCCGACGAAACGCACATCGCCCTTGGCTTTCCTGTTCCCAATCGCGGTTTCTCGGTCACGAGCGCGTACGATACTCCTCAACCCGCCCATGAGGCGAAGGCATCCTGATGTCCTATCAAGCTCCCGTCGTCACTGCATCCGGATCGACGTTCGCCCAACTGCAAACTCTGGGCGCGTCCGGCTTGCTTGACAAACTGATTCTCGCCAATAACGTCGCGACTAACGCGCCGACTGTGGCAGCCACGATCTCGGTCACTGGAGCAGGCCAGTCGATCGTGAATCCCACAGTCCAGGCAACCGCGTCTGCGACTGGCGGCGGACAGACAGTCGCGGTTCCGACTGTCCAGGCCACGGTTTCTGTCGGCGCAGCCACGACTGGCTCTCTTCCGGCCGGCACCTATTACGTTGGGTATACGTGGGTCACCGCGAGCGGTGGCGAGACGACGATGGGCGCCGGTTCTCCGGCAGCCAGTGTCTCGAGTGTCTTCACGCAGACGTCCGGGAAACAGCCGACTGTGACGCTGCCCAATCTCCCCACTGGCGCGACGTCCGCGAACATATACCTGAGCAATGTCAACGGGGCTAATACCGCCCTTGTTCTCTACCGGAAGGGGATAACTCAGGCGACTGGCGCGACGGTAATCCTTGATTCCGCGACGTACAACGGGACCACGTTCGCAGCCGGCGTGGCGCCTCCGGCGAGCAACACCACGACGGGTTCGCTCGCAGCCGCCGCGACCGGCTACTATTTCGGTTACACGTGGGTTCATGCCCACGGAGAAACGACGCTCGGGTCTTCCGTCTCTACGGTCACGGCAGTCGCAGCCGGCAACGTCCCGCAGATCACAATTCCATCGCTTCCCACTGGCGCAACGTCAGCCAATATCTACATGTCGGACGCGAATGGAGTCAACACCTCGCTGAAGTTGTACGCCAAGGGCGTGACGACCACGACGTTCAATGCCACGTCCGCTACGTTCTTTGGTGGCGTCGCATTCGCGAACGCGACGGCGTCTCCTGCGAGCAATACGACGATCGGGGCTGTACTGCCCGGCGTGTATTACTTGAACTTCACGGAAATCAATGGCATCGGCGAAACGACCGCATCTGCGGAATCCGCGACGTTCACAGTGACCAGCCAGTCGAATCCGACGGTTGCGGCAACTGGGTCCGGGTCTGGTTCCGGCGGATCGCTTGCAGCCGGCGCCTACTTTTTCTCCTATACTTGGGTGGACGCGAACGGTGGCGAAACGACTCCGGGTACGTCCGAAGTCGCGTCAGCCGTCACAATCGCGGCGACGAATACCCTGACGGTTACGTTTAACGACACGTTCCCGGGCTGGGCAAAGTCGCGAAACCTCTACCTCACGGCCGTTGGCGGCATTTCTGGCAGTGAGACATTGTACGCAACCGGGATTGCCGGAACTGCGACGACGTACGCGTGCAATTCGGCGCTCTGGGTGAACGGTACAGTTGCCTCGACTGCCGCGAAGGCTG